TAAAATAAAAACTATTTGAATATGTATCAAAGTCAATATTTATACCCTTATTTCCCGAAGCTGAATAAGCAGAAAGTCCAACATAACCTGCTAAACTTGCTGAAACATTATTTTTTAATATAACCCCACCATCAAACTTTGTAAAAGTAGAAAATGTTTTTGCTCCTGTGATTGTTTGCGTACCTGCTAAAGTAACATAGCCACTTAATGCAGAACTTGTAATAAATCCTGAACCATTTGCTATTTGATTATTATCGGTAGGGATTGTTATAACCCCTGTTGTAGAATTGTAAGCACCACTACCTGCTACGAAACTTAATGCTGCCCTTGCTCTTACATCCGTATAATAAAGGTTTGTTCCTTCCGTTACTTGCGTTGTAGTGTAATCACCACTCGTTGCAACTACCGCTCCTGTTCTACCGAATACCGAAGTAACAGGATAAGATATGTCGCTAGTTAAAGCTAAAGTTCCTGTTGCATTAGGGAAAGTAAAAGTATATCCTGTTGCAGATGGCAAAGTAAAAGTATTACTAATACCACCACCACTTGTAAACTTTAATCCATTAGTCAATCCGCCTAAATTCATATACCCTGCTAATGAACTACTTGAAGCATTTTGTAAGAATATGCCTCCGTTATTTTTAGTAGCATCAGAAAAAGTCTTTGTTCCTGCTATCGTTTGAGTTCCTGTTGTAATCAATCCCCTTGCAGTTGCACTCGCATCAGGAATGTTAAAAGTATGTGTAGCCGTTGTACTTGAGATATTGAAATCCGTTCCACTCGTTCCTGTTTGAAAATATTGCACTTGAGCAGTCAAACCATTTAATGCAGTAATACCTGTACTAAATGTTGTTATAATTTGACACAAATGAGAATCTTGGGTGTGAACTGTTGTAGTCTTACCACCGCTATTCGTAGCGTATAACTTAATAGCTAACCTATCCGTTAAAGTTAAACTTGTAGCTGGAACTGCCATTGCAAATGTGTAAAGATTCAAAGCAGTACCATCGTATATAATCTCATTGCTACTTGTAGAAATCAAAGTAAAAGTCGTTCCATCGTACTTGTAAAGTTCTGCGTACATCTGCGGAGTACCACCATTAGAACTCATTGAAGCGTAAATCTCATAGTTCCAATTTCCTGCTGGTATGTTTAATTGTGCAGGGTCGTTAGCATCCGTTAAGAAAGCTACTATAAAACCATCCCCTGATTTAGCGAAATCAACCCCTGTTCCTATCACCGCAGTTTTACTCATTTCGTAATAAGTAGTACCACCGATAGTGCCTTGACTTGTTCCTCCGTTAAGATAATACGAAACCGAAGAACCGCCACCGCCACTTGAAGGGAAATCTGCTAAAGTACCATCTCCCCTGATATATTGTGAAGCAACACCTGCTCCTGTTACTGCAATCGTTCCATTAGCCGTTAAGGGGCTATTTGCGACACTAAAAGCACTCGGCATAGATAAACCTATGGAAGTGATTAATGTTGGGAAAGTTGTTAAGTTTCCTGCTCCGTTTACATATTGAAGATTAGTTCCGTTGAATCCTATGTTAATAGTTCCGCTTGTAGTAATTGGTGAGCCTGTAATGTTTAAACTATCTCCGCTTTCAGTAACCGCAACACTCGTAACTGTTCCTGTTGCACCACCTGCTTTCTGCCAAATATTACCTTCGGCAATGCTACTAAAAATTGCTTGGTCTCCCACTATAAAAGAAATAGGACCAGCACCAAAGTTTGTTGTACCTGCTACATTACATAAGTACACATCTCCCTGATTAAAAGCACCGCCATTGGTTAAGGTTGGAGTATTAGTATTCGCATTCCAAACTCCTTGATATTCCATAACACTATTAGGTAACTGACTAACTAAAATCTTACCATTGACATCAAGTTGCGGAATACCATTAGCAGCGTTTATAGGTAAGGAATTAACTACTCCTGTTGTTCCTGTTAATACCCCACTTAAATTCCTAACTTTCGCACCTGCTGAAACTACAATTTGATTTGCCATCTTATATTAATTTATAACTAAATTATTGAAATAATGCCCTAATAAACTCCCCACTTTCTAATACCCTTCCAAATGTCAATACCCCTGTTGTACTATTCCACTTCACTTGCTCATCCACAGGTGTTCCTGTCGTTAAAATATCTTGAACATCAATACCACCACGAGAAACATAAAGACAAGCCTTACCTATCATATCGCCATAAGTGATAGTTGTTTCGCCACCTGCTGCAATTGTTCCCTTTGTGTAAACTGCACCTCCAGCAACAATAACTGTTCCACTTGGATTGATTGAAGTTCCTGTTGTTCCATAAGCACCTGTACCCTGTAACGATACACTATACGTTGCTATGTCCTTATAAGGTGCGTTAATTTGTAAACTTGTTAAATTACAATTACCACTAATCACTACCAACCCATCAACTCCGTTATCAATAACAAACTTTACTAAAATTGTAGTTCTATCTTGTTGTTGTTGAAGTAAGAATAAATATCCATAACCATCCAAAGTTATTAGACCATCACAAGTTACACTCCAAGTAGCAATATCGTTTTTGTATTCTCTATACCACGCACTCGTTTGGCTTGTTACCTCTTTTTGGTCAACACTTACACTAAATGTGCAATTTGTAGAACACGAAAACGGAATATCCCTACCTGCTGGATATGTTACCGAAGGTGGTTCAAAATAATACAACATTATGTTGCTGCCTTGTACATTGTCTGCCATAACTACAAATTTAAGTATATATTCCTATTATCACTCCGTCAATCCTTATTTGGTAAACTTTTGTATTTGGGAACACTGTTACAACCTTATACCATAAGTAATCACCATTGAAAGTTAATCCACCATCTTCATCCTCATAAAATACATCTCCGTAGTCAGGGTCAGTAATTCCATCTAATGTGTAAATTACACTTGTTGTTAATGTTCCTGCTAAAGCATCTGGACCTGTTAAATAACCATTAGACCTTAAATGTTCAACCGAAGGAACAAATGGCGGTGTGCTTGTTGAGTTTATTATTTCGTAAATATTTGCCTCTACATTATCGCTATTAATATCTAATAAAGTTCCTTGTATAGTATCATTGAATAAATCAATTGTTGTATTACCAACCATATACTGCTTATTAGCAACACTTATTTGTGCTGGGTCAGTATCAGTTGCCTTTATTCTCATTGCACCGCTAAATCTACCTTCATCGGTATTCATACCCATAAATGTTGAATCTATATTGATTACATTCTTGTTTAAGTTATTAGAATACTGCCTAATGACTAATTGACTTAATGAACGATATTTATCCGAAACATATTCGTAACGATACCAATTCTTTAAGTTTAAACCATCTGCATCTGCTAAAAATCCTTTATAAGAATAGTACCCATTGTAAGAATCATTAAACCCTAAATCTAAATCTGCATTAAATACATATTCATCCGAATTATTTAATGAAGCAATACATTGATAAGATTGAAAAGCAGGTTGAATAGTAAATATAAAATTACTTACTGTGTTTGCAATTACTGTTGATTTCCAATAAGATGAAGCAGCTTTTGCCAATACATATTCAAAATAAATTGTGCCTGATTCGGGTGCAGGTGGTAAAGTCAAATTTAATTCAGTTAATGTTGTATCAACATCATACGGCTCAAAGTAATAACTTGAACCGCCAAACTCCCATTCTTTATTATTGTCTATGCTATAAAACCCTGCTGGTGTTTGTAATTGAATCCTTAATATAAAAAACGCATCAGGAACAGTTGCACCAACTGCTACAAGATTTGAATTAAATGAAATTTTTACTACTTCATTAAAAGCTATATTAGGAAAATATGTAGGTCTTATAGATGCGTTATATGGTGCTACAACATTTGTAATATCTATGTAATAATCATTTGATAATTTACTAGGATATGGTGCTACAAATATTAATGCACCATTTACATCTTCAGTCCAAGCGTAAGCGTGATTGGTTGATACTATTTGTTTTAAATCCCCATTAGTAATATAGTTTGAAGGATATTCAATATTCTTATCAAATTGTACTTTGTTATAACCTTTTCTCAATAGTTTTAACTGACTATTATCAACAAAGAATAAACCTGTTTCATTATCAGTATAACCATCTATTAAACCATTAAAACTTGTAGTTCCTGAATCAACTACTATTCCAGCATTACTATATTCAGTAAACCAATATGTTTCTTGTGCAAATTGTGAAATTGCAAGTATTTGCCATTTTCCTTGTGCTTGAAATAATCTTGCACCAAATCCTTTTACTATTTTAGTTAGAACTGACAAACAATTATCAACTTGATAATCATTAGTAATGAATAAAGCAAAGTTTAAATATGATTGCTTTAATGGGTCAGCCCAACTAACATCGGCTCTTGTATCCATTCCATCTGCATAATAACTTATTCCTGTTATAACATTTAAGTTTGTAGGAAATGATATTGCGTTTAATGAGTTCAATATGTAAAAAATACAATCATTAAAATCACTCAAAACATAATCTTCAGCTAATGGATAATTAATCTTTTCCAATATACCCAAACCATCAATTGCGTTAAATGAAAGTTCCTTCCTTCCTGTTGTAAATGCAAATTGAACGCTATCACTTAATGCCCATCCTTGCCACTCTAAAGTTTCATCATAGTAAAGTTTGCATAAATACTTCCTATCGTTTAATGTTGTTAAGTTTGGCATATTTTCAATGTCATCCGTAACATCAATTCCTATATTTAATTGACTTGCATAAATGGGCTCAAAAATATCATCACTTCTAGGGATATATTGCAACTGAATTGTAGTTGCAGGATATTCAATTAAATCCCCAGCATAACCATCTTCTAACATATACAATGTTGAAATACTACCGCTTTTGGTAGCCATTGTAATTTTATATTTATTAACGTATGCCATTATACTCCCCTTCTTAAGTTAAGTGAATAATTAGACCTTTGTAATGCTAAAACTAAATCATTTCCTTTTAATACAAATGAACCTCCACTCATTCCTCCACCTGAATTAGCACCTGCTGAAAATGCCTTACCAAAAAAGCTATCTAATTTTGATAAAGGCATAATTGCTTCGCTTTCTCCACCCTCACCTACCATTGCAAATGTTGGTTTGCTTACAATTCCACCTTCAGCCATTGGAGTAAATCCTAATAACTTCCCTAATCCACTAAATATTTCTCCTCCACCATTTGATGGCATAGGTACACCACCAAAACCTAAAGCAGTCATAATAGCTTTAAATATTAGAGCCTGTACAACAAGTTGTGCTAATTCTAAAACCATATTTTTAAACATACTTACAATAGCATCTCCAACATTTTCTCCTTGAGCAAGTGCTTGAAATATACCACTAACACCTTGAGAAATAAATTGTGCAGTTGTTGCTGCTTCATTTAATAAAAAATTAAATTTAGCTTGTTCACCTGCTGCTTTGTTTATTGCATCTGCTTCTACAAGTGCTTGAGATGGTCCTTTAGTTAATGGTCCTTGTGGTGCTAATGGTGCAACAGGAGATGGTTTTTTATTTTGTGGTACAAATGTTCCAATTTGTTCAGCAGTTAATTTTCTTAAAGCCAATAAAGCACCAAATGCTTGAGTTTGTTTTTTTAATGCACTTGTTGATAGATTAGTAGTATCATTAAATTTAATTTGGTCGCTTATTAACGCAGCGTATTGTGTATTTAATTGCCCTAAATTTAAATCTACATCTTTAATAGCTTGAGCATTTTGACTTAATGCTTTATTTGCTAATGTTGTATTTAAATCAACAATTGACATAGCAGAACCAGCACCCATAATGGCAGCTTTTACAAATTCATATGCTTTTGTAACACCGCCAACACTACCTCGCATTTCCTCAAAACTTTGAATCTGCAATCTTACTTTCTTTGCTTCCTCTTCTGCTATAACTGTTGCAAATGCTTGAGCCATTGCCTTTCGCTTTAACGATTCAGCAATACTATCAATAACTATTTTTAATTTAGCACCATCCTGAATGTCTAATGCTTGTAATTCTAAATTACCCTTATATGTATTCTTTAATTGTTCTAATGCCCTTTCTCTTTCAGTTGTGCTTCTTGTAGTGTCATCAACTATGCCATTTAAAATAACAAGTTTATCAATCTCCGCTTGAGCCTCACCAACACCTTTTGACATTGTTGTATTAAACTTTGACAATGCTGCATCTGCTGAAGATGTTTGGCTCACAAAATTTATAATCTCATCACCAAAAGAAACGATTAATGATGAAACAACACCAACTGCCAAACCAATACCTGCTGGTCCTATCAATGCAGAACCCATTGCCTTCAATGCTGCTCCTGTGCTGCCACTTGAAGATTGTAATCTTTGGAATGATTCTAATAATGGGTTAATGTTGTTCGCAATACCCATAAATCCGTATGGAGCATCTTGAGCAACTCTTGACAAGTTTGACAAAGCCATTGTAGCTTGTCCACTTGCATTTGGCATCTTTTTAAAAGCAGTACCTAGTTGTGATGTGGCAGTAACAGTTTCCTGTATATTTTGAACCGCTTGTTTATTGTCAGCGGTTATCGTAATTTTTAATGTTTCTTGTGCCATTTTATTATTTTACTCCGTACAACTTTAATGTCCTTGCTAGTTGCTCTTGCGTTAGTTTAGGCTTTTCTTCTTCAACTTCATCACTAGGCAAAGGGAAAAAGGACTTTATACTTTTCGGATTTTTATCCGTTGAATTTGACCTATAAATCATATAAGCTAAAGTTCTTGTCCTTTCC